TCTGCACAGTTGACACGGATATAGTGTTCGCTACTGATGCGGTGTCCAGATTGCTCGCAGACGCTGACCCTATCCATCGTCCGATCATGAGCGCCCTGTACTACATCTTCGAGGACGGTCAGAAGATCCCCGCCGCCTACGTGAACATGAGCGAGGACGAAGAGCTGGACATTCATCCGATCGAGAACATCAAGGACGATCAGGTCGTCAGGGTGTTCAGCGTCGGTGCAGGATTTTTGCTCGTGCATCGCAGCGTATTCGAGACAATCAAGAAGGACTCGGCCGGAGAAAGGTGCTGGTTTCGCGAAGGTGTGATCGCAGGCCGGGACTTCGGAGAAGACGTGTCATTCTGCATCAGGGCAGCTATCTCAAGTTTCCCGGTTTATGTCAATACCGGCGTCAAGGTCGGACATGTAAAGTCAGCAATGCTAGGTGAGGTGAAGTAATGCCGAAGGTCACAGGTCTAGGCGACAACTTCTACGCAGATGGTTTCGATCTGTCAGGCGACGTCGCCTCACTTGACAAGATCAGTCAGCCGCTTCAGCTTCTGGACGCGACAGCCATGACGCAGCGGGCGCACGCACGGCTCAAGGGCAAGCGTGACGGGGCTGTCAGCGCAACTGTGTTCATGGACACGAACTTCCCTGTCGTTGCTTCGCCAGGTGTTCCGGCCACGACAGTTCCTCTGGTAAGCACATTCCCCTATGTTGTCCGCGTGACAATCACCGGCGGCACCATGACCAACGTCGTGATCAACGGAACGTCGGTTGGCTCGGGTGCGGGCACCTATGCGCTTCCCGCGTTCGGAACTATCACGCTGACGTATACAGTTGCGCCGACCTGGGTATGGCGTTCGCTAGGAACGGAGCACGACGCTCTGTCAACCCTGCCTTCTGCAGATACGATCTGCAGCTATTTCCAGGGAGCAACTCCCGGCCCGAGCATTGGCCAGCCAGCGGCATCCATGGTCGCCAAGCAGACCAACTACGATCCCACCCGTGACGCCAACGGCAATATCTCGTTGAAGGTTGACTGGATGGCCAATGCTTTCGGTCTGGAGTGGGGCAAGCAGCTCACCAATGGACCTCGTGTTGATAATGGTCCTTTCACAGGACCGTTTTTTGACCAGGGGGCAGGCTCAACCTTCGGGTGCCAGGCGTATCTGCACATTATCGAGCTGGTCGGCACGAATGTCCAGGTGACGATCACTCATGCCACTACCTCGGGTGGTTCGTACACGACACTGCTGGACTTCGGTAGTCAGACCCTGATCGAAGGTTATCGTGCAGCAACCTCAAACGTCACGACCGTGAACCAGTTCCTGAAAGTGGTGACTGCCGGGACATTCACGCAGGCGATCATCGCAGTCAACTTCATCCAGAACCCGGTGGCTGGGGTGGTGTTCTGATGTTTCAGCTACAGTCTGCTAGTGCTCATCCCGTTCCTGTTGGCGGAGTGGAGCTATATAAGTCGTACTCTGTGCTAGCTCCGCCTCGCTCTCACTTCCGAAAGGCCACGTGCGAAGAGTACGAGTGCATTGGCTGGAAATACGGATTTGTCACGACCGTGGACTTGTCTACCGATCTGGGTCGGCGGCAATATCATTTCCTGACGCACGACAAGAAGCGCACGTACAGTATGCAACGGGTTTCCATGGAACTCGTTAAGTTCGTGTTCAAGCCCGGAACTATCTGCATGGACTGGGATTCTCATCGGGTCCCTATAGGACGACCTCCGCGGTTGTACGTGGCTGACGGAGACTGGCGAGGCAATCCTACCGGAAGGTACCGAATTCACGACCGCATCGAGCACTGGGTCGAGGACTTCGGGCTGAACCAGAACAAACTGCTCGATCTATCCAAAATGAATTACTGAAGGGAATGACACATGCCGAAGCTCACTGGTCTCAGCGGGACTCTCAAGGTCACGGACGCTGCAACCACTTACAGGGACATCGGAACAGACATCACCAACTACACGTTCTCAACTCCTCGTGGTCTTGAGGACACGACCGGCATGAACAAGTTCGCCAACGAGCGCCTATTGCTTCTGACGGACTTCACGGTCACCTTCAACGGCATCTTCGACAACGACCCGAACCTGAGTCACTCAGTGTTCAGCACGGTGACGGGTACCTCCGTTACTCGGTCCGTGTCGATCGCACCAACGTCTGTCACCACCACGCCTATCATCACGGTGAACTGCCTGATCACCGACTATCAGATCACACGAGCAAACACCGCGGAACTGACCTGGCAGGTTCCGGCCAGCCTCGCCGACGGAAACGTTCCGGTGTGGGCGTAGAGTACTGGCCAGACCTGAAGGTATGGGCAGCTAAGCATAACAAGAGAAGGAGAAGTGATATGGGATTCAGACCGCAGCCGACCATCTACAACCTGACGTTCGATGGCACGGCTCTCGACGGCCTGCACGTTCGCATGAGCTGCTGCACCATCAAGGAGAATGCGGCTATGCTCAGGGCGTCTGTCCGCAGTGGAGACAACGCCGGTGTCACAGCCGAGGACCTCGACGACAACGACCTGATCCTCAACCTGTTCAGTGACCACCTCGTGTCGTGGGATCTAGAGGACTTGGCCGGGCAGCCCATTCCTACTAGCAGAGACGGCGTTGACTCCCAAGAACGCACGATCATCGCACAGCTCATCAACGCCTGGCAGATCGCGATGGTGAACGTCCCAAATCCCTCGAAGACCGAATCGAACTCTGGAGGGACTTCGGAGGAAGAGTCACTCGGTCTGGGGACGTCGTCGGAAAGCCTTGGGAACTAGAAGAAGCAGAGACAGTTATCGGTCTCTGTGACAGGTTTCATTGTCTACCCAAAGAGGGAGGTGTTCTCGACCAGGACGCAGATATCATCCGCATGCTGAAGATCGTGGAGATTGGTAGGCCACTGGAAGGAGGCGAAGAATATGGCTAATGAGGTAAACATCACGATCACTGCGGATGATCTAACTGGTGCAGCTTTTGCTTCTGCACTGGCAAAGATGAAGTTGTTCCAGAAGACAGCCGAGGACACAGCACGCAAGTTGAGCGATGTTGGCGGAGCCAAGGTTAGTGCCTCACTGAACAGTCTTGGAAGGTCAGCTGACAATGCCGGAGGGGGATTCCGAGGACTAGGTTTCTGGGCTGGAGGTGCCTGGGGCTGGCTTGGTCGCATGAACAGGCAGATTCCGCTATTTGCCGGAGCTCTGAAGGGTATACCGTTTGTCAGCACGATCGGAGGGCTCCACCTAATAGGCGAATCTATCCTTGAGGCTGCTGCTGTACTGATCCCGGCAAGTGCTGCATTCATCGCGTTCGGTGCTGCGTCTATCGGTACTGTCATGGACATCTCTAGGTCCATGAAATCTCTGTGGATAACAACGCATGCATTGAACATGAGTATTTATCCGCTAACCGGCAGTATGCAGAAGCTTGAGGAAGCGGTTGCGCCGAAGGTTTGGAGTCTGTTCGGCGACATACTGATCATTGCCAATGCGAAGACTGCGGTATTCACGAGGACAGCAAAAGAAGCCGGAACTGTTCTGCAACAGCTCGGTGCTCGCATGACTGTTGCGCTGACCTCGGGCGGCCTTGATCAGTTCATGAGGAATGCGGCCAAGGATCTGGCGGGCATTGGCAGTGTCATCGGGAATATATTCGGAATTATCGGAAACGTCCTTCACGCTGTGCCCGGCTATGCCGAGACATTGCTCTCTGCCCTGAACGGTTTGACGCACGGCCTTGAGCTCATAACTGGGAGCCCTATCGGTCAGTGGGCCCTGAAGCTCGGTCTTGCATTCCACGGCGCAGTGATCTGGTTGGGGATAGGAGCGACTGCGGCTGTCTGGCTGGGGAATGCTCTGGTGGGACTCGCTGCGAAGTTCGGACTTGTTGATGCTGAGATGCTCGCGTTTGACGCCGCTGCTTTCGGTGCCGGCATCAAACAGATGCTCGGTGGAGTTGGACTGCTGATAGGCGAGATGTTCACTCTGGGTACTGCAGAGGGTCTTGCTACTGACGCAGCATTGGCTCTGGACGGAGCAATGGCCGCAGCAGGAGCAGTGAATCCGCTTGTCTGGGTTGGCGCTGCCGCCGTAGCTCTTGGCGCTCTTGTCTTCTGGCTTGTGAAGTCTAGTTCTGCAATTAGCTCTTACAGTACCGCAGCCAACGCTGCTCTCAAGAATCAGCCTGTCACCCAGCTTGGCGTTAACCTGACCAAGCAGATGTCTATTGCTCAGACTCAGCTCAATAATACTCAAAAGAATTTCACGGTCACTAGCATGAGGACCGGGCAGCAGGTAACGCAGACCACAGACGCATATAAGCTACAGCGCAACGAGGTAGGGATCCTCAAGACATACTGGAGCAACTACAGTGCCGTGCTCAAGGCTGCCGGTGGCAACATCGGTCTCGTTAACGAGGCAGGTATCACCAGCAAGGACATTCTTGAAGCCGACGCTCAGAAGCTGAAGGAGCTGAAGATCGAGGCGCAGGCTGCGGCTGACGCTCAGCGCGCTCTTGGTCTGGGAATAGGTCGTGCTGCTGCTGCACAAAATGCGCAGAACAATATTTTCATGCAAGAGACAGTTCCAGCTATGCAGAAGGTTATTACTGAAGAAGATAATCTGCTCAATGTCGTCATTGGTGGTCAGATTGCATTCAATAATTTCCAGCAATCCATTGAAGGGACCACAGCTAAGTTCAAGAGTCCCTCTGGCCTAATAGAAGCTTCAAAGTTGGCCAAGGGAGACTTGTCAGGCTTGAACGAGCAGAGCCTCGCGTTTTCCAACACGCTGTATAGCATCTCTATTCCCGCATTGCAGAAGACCACGGATGCGCTTGAGCTACAGGGTATCTCAACTAAGGACCTGACGAAGGTAGTTGCCACTGGTTCTGGCGAGATACTGAAGTATGTCGGGCACAATAGAGAAGCTCGCAGCGTCATGGTCAGCTACATCAATAATGCTCTCGGGCCTGGCACAGTTTCTTTGCAGAATCTCGACAAGTGGGTTAAGAATAACTCGACCAGTATAGCTGGGATGAACAGCATAGTCGGTAAAGCTACTGTCAATGCTGGGAATATGACCAATACCCTTAAGGGCATGACTACTCAGCTATTTCAGCAGGATCTGCTTTTGTCCAACCATGTAAACAGGGACATGAAGAGATGGACCGATCTGATAGCTTCTTCCGGTGAGAATACCAATCGTACCCGGAGCGCACGAACTCAGCTGATCAGAGATCTTGAGAATACTGGAATGAGTGCCAAGGACGCAACTAGCTTCGTCAATGGTCTTCAGCGTAAGATTGACGCCATGCACGGAAAGAGCGTTACTGTTAAGGTGTTCGCTTCTGGCGGCGGCGGAATGACGTTTACTCAGAAGGTGGCGCAGTCTATTTCGTCTGGTGGATTTAGTCTTCATTCGTTGGCAAGGGGCGGTAAGCTTCCTGGATTCGGTGGAGGAGATAAGCATCCAGCACTTTTGGAGTCTGGCGAGACTGTTGTGTCCAAGGAGCACAGCAAGAAGAAGTTCATGGTTGCTGCGTTCAAGGCTGCTGGCGTGCCTGGCTATGCTAGCGGCGGTATATCCGGAATGGTGCCCTGGGTTGGCGATCAAGAAGCCTCCTTCGCAAGACTTGAAGAGCAAAATTTCCTGAAGGTCGAGATAGCAAATCTCAATAATGCCCTAAAGAAGCAGGCTCAGTCACAAGCGACGAAGCAAGCTGGTCTAGGAAACTTGCCTTTGGGTAAAGGTCCTCATTCTGGTAGTGCTGCGATTGCTCAGGCTTTTGCTAAATCTATCCTCTGGGCATATGGCTGGGGAATGGGACAGTGGCCATATGAGCAAGCCCTGTGGAATCAGGAGAGCGGCTGGAACGCTTACGCTGTCAACCCGTCATCCGGGGCTTATGGTATTCCTCAGAGTCTTGGTCACGGTCATCCTTATGATCTTGGCGACTACAAGGCGCAGATTCGCTGGGGCGACGCCTACATATCTCAACGCTACGGTAATCCTCAGAATGCATGGGCTCATGAGCGTGCGTTCAACTGGTATGACAATGGAGGATGGCTGAACCCAGGAGCAAACTTCATGTGGAATGGCACTGGGCAACGCGAGCATCTGTCGCGGGACAACGCTGGTCGTCAGAACATTGTCGTCACTCTTAGCTTTGACGATACTTTCCAGCAGGCTACTGGCCTAACTCCAGCTCAGCTCAAGAATCTAAAATATACCGTTCGTATCCTCGGCGGCGGAGACGTACAGAAGGCGCTTGGTAAGTAATGGTCACCATATTTCCAACTAATCCCCTGGGCATCAAGCTAGAGCTCTGGGTTGCTGGAGTA